GGTGTTGTAGAAAAAGATATAAAAAACGCACTAGCTTACTCAAGTCAACTTACCGATTCAGACTTTGTTTATGATCTTCTCAAAGAAGGTAAATTCCAACTTTGGATATTATGGGATCGCAAACAAAAACTTACAACAAATAAATACTTTGGTGTTGTAGTTACTGAGTTGATAAAAAGAAAGTTTGGTAAAGTTTGTCATATCTATATTATGACTGGCAGACAAAGACACAAGTGGCAACACTTGATTAGCAAGATAGAAGACTTTGCTAAAGAAGAAGGTTGTCAAATGATGGAATTGATTGCTAGACCAGGTTGGCAAAGAGTTTTAAATTTATTTAACTACAAAAGAACCCATGTAGTTTTAGAAAAGAAAATTGAACAAGAGGAGTTAAAATGAGTTTTGGCGGAGGATCAAGTGGTGGAACTACTACAGAACAAAGAACACCATACGCACCAGCAGAACCAGCATTAGCACAAATATTATCTGAAGCTGGACAATTATATAATCAAGGTGTTGGAGCAGCAGGTTATGTTGCACCTACACAACAAACTTTACAAGGTTTAGCTGCTCAAGAACAATTAGGTACAGCAGCACAACAACAACTAGCTGCAACATTAGGTGGTCAATATTTAAATCCTTTCCTTTCACCTTTGCTACAAAAAACTGCTGGAGATATTGCAACAGGAGTTCAATCACAATTTAGTGCAGCAGGAAGAACACCAGGTTCACCAATGTCGCAACAACAAATTGTTACTCAAGTAGCTCAAGCTGCATTACCTTTAGCTTTTAGACAATATGAAACTGAAAGAGGAAGACAATTAGGTATTGCATCTCAAGCACCTAGTTTAGTTCAAACAGGTCAACAATTAGAAAATCTACAAAGACAACAACAACTTGCTCCTGCACAAGCATTACAACAATACTCAAGTTTTATAAATCCAATCGCAACTGGATTACCAACAACAATAGGATCGTCACAAGTACAAGCTAATCCTTTTACAACTGGTTTAGGTGGTGCTGTACTAGGTGCATCAATACCAGGTGTAGGTGCTATGCTTGGTGGTGGTTTAGGATTACTAGGAGGTTTATTATAATGAATAGAATTAAAAAGTAAGAGCAAAGCCTACTAAACATATTATTGCTTTATACATTTTGTTTATCATTTCTATAATTTTATAAGGAGTTAAAATGAGTTTGCTAGATACAAATTACCAAGATCAAAGGCTAACTCCATCTGAAAAGAAAAAAATTAAACCTGCTATACAAGCAGGTGTTATGAACTATATGCCATCTGAAATGGTAACTGTGCCAAAGATAGCTAAGTCATCACCAGATACACCAACAGCAAAATTAGCTTACATCACACCAGAAGAACAAGACATACTTATAGATTTAAATTTATATGGATCATTAGATGGTAAACCAAATAGAGGGCCTGGTGGTATACCTTCTTTAGAAGGAGATTTTGGTTCACCAACAGGTAATACTTATTCTGGAGGTAGTGCAGGTGAAGATGGAGGTAGTTTTACAGGAGGAGGTGGAGGAAGACAAGACTCAGAATCTCAATATGGAGGTAGTCCTTATGATTCATCTCAAAATGTTTCTGACAGAGGAACTGGATTTACTTATGGTGCAAATTCTCCTACTGTTCCAGATAATGATAATTACCAAGACAGAATTCAAAGAATAGCATCAGGTACAGAACCAGGATTTAGACCACAAGATGACAGACCTTTTGGTTTATCTAAGGAAGAAGCATATAGACAAGGAAGAATTACAAAAGATCAATACGAAGCACCTGCTGTTTTAGAATCACAATTTGTAGATGAAAGATCACCTTTTAAAAGAGGTGTAGATAATGTTGTAGATTTTTTTAAAAGTGGAGGAATATTAGGTAATGTACTAGGAGGTATGTCGTCTTTTTCTGAAGGTTTACAACAAAAAGCTATTTCATTTTCTTTGAATAAAAAATTATCAGATATATACGAAGCTAATCCAGACTTTGAAGACTATGAAAGTTTAGATGAAATACCTGGTGAGATTGGTGCTAAAGTAAGAAAATTAGAAAGTGATTTACAAGGTTTAAGAGATGGAACTTTTAAACAATCTGACTACACTGAAGAGTATGGTAGCGGAGATGTTACAAATCCTTTAGACGCATCATTTAATCCAGACTTATTATCAGACAGAGATCAAAGAAATTTACAAAATTTATTTACACCAGAATTAGCTTATGCTGTATCTGGACAAACACCACAAGACTCTATGGTAAATCAATATTTTAATAACATGAATATGAATCAAGGTTCACCATTAAGTTCTAATTTGCAAACAGATTATAATAATGCTAAAAATAGCATAAATAGTATTTTGGGTGTATTACCCCCTAGTCAGCAGTTTGGCTTCTCAGCAGATCCCTATGGCGGTCTAATGGCATCAAATCTGACTACCAACCCTTTTAACATAGACTATTTAAGGAGATTAGGATTAATATAATGGCAATCAATTTACGACAATTATTATTAGATAGAGCTGCTAGAGGTATTGGAACTGGCGGTGGATTATTAAACAATAAAGCTACTGGTGGTTTATTAGGTAACTTAAATCCTTTGTTTTTAGGAGCTAGTATTATTGGTTCTGGTATGCAAGGTAGAGATCCTTTTTCATCTGTATTACCTGCTGCAACACAAGCAGCACAATTACAACAATTATTAACACCTGAAGAAAAAGAAAGAAGAATAGTTAAAGGTGCAGATGGTTTTCAATATTACGCTGATACAGGAGAAAGAGTTTTACCTAAAGTAAAAGCATCACCTAAAGATTCTAAAGAAAGAAGAATTATAAAGGATATAGATGGTCGTCAAAGATATGCTGATACTGGTGAATTAGTTTTTCCTAATGTTAAAACACCACCACCTAAAGATGAATCAGCGAAAATAAAAAGAGAATCTATTAAAAGTTTTCAACAAATATATAAAGATAATGCAACTGTAAAAAATTACAACACAGCACAAGAACAACTTAATAAAGTTTTAGCAGGAGCTGAACAAGATTCAGCAGCAGGAGATGTATCTTTAATATTTACTTTTATGAAAGTTTTAGATCCAACATCAGTAGTTAGAGAAGGAGAACAAGCCACAGCAGCAAATGCAGCAGGAATTCCATCAAGAGTAAGAAATGCTTTTAACAAAGCTCTTACAGGTGAAAAATTAAGCGAAGAACAAAGAAAAGATTTTGTTAATACAGCAATTAAATTATTTAGAAGTAATACTCAATCTTTAGATATTTTTAGAAATTCTTTTTCTAATGCTCTTTCCGAAAGAGATATTAAAAAATCAGATATTTTTTTTGATACAGATTTTAGACCAAAACAAATAAATGTTAGTGGTGAAATAGTTGATGTACCATCTGGAACTTTTTTACAATCATTTGATATTCAAACTAAAGAATATATTTTTCAAATGCCTAATGGTACTTTATTTAAAATTAAGAGGTAATTATGTCCAATATACCAGAAGCTGTCATTTTAAGTCCTAGTGAATATACAGATAGTTTACAAAGTATCTCATCAATGAGAGAAGTTCCATACAAAATTAGATTTTTAGTGGAAGCTGCACCAAATTTAGAATCTAAAATTGCTACTTTACAAAAATTTTATGATAATGTTGATTTCAATGAAAGAGATAAAACTTATATAGTTTCCAATAAAGGTGGTGAACAATTTGTATTAGATGATAAACAAAGAACAAATTTAGGAGATTTAATTGATATATCAAAAGAAGCATCTGAATTTATAGGTTCTGTAGCAGGAGCTGCTGGAGGAACAGCAATTAATCCAGGAGCAGGAACTGTTGCTGGTGCAGGAGTTGGTATGTCTGCTGCAAATGAATTATTCGAACAAGTTGGTAAAATTTATGGAACTGAAGTTTTAAGAAGCAACAAAGAACATGCTGCACAAAGAGCAACTGATTTTGCTTTTGGTTCTGTAGGTCAATTAGCTGCACCATATATAATGAAAGGTTTTAAATACGCAGTTGTAGGTGGAAAAAATCAAATAAATGCTGCTGGTAAAAGATTACAAAATTTTATAGATGCAGGTGTAAAACCATCACTTGGTCAAGTTACTCAAAGTCAAGGTATTCAAACAGTAGAAATGGTTATCGCAAATATACCAGGTGGATCTGGTGTAATTTCTAAATTTGCACAAGAAGCACAAGATGATCTTGGAAAATATACAACTAATTTAGCCAAAAATTTAATCAATAAACCATTACCAGCCAATTCTGTTCAAGTTGGAAGATCAATTAAAGATGGTATTAAAAGTGGTGTAAATTCATCATCAGGTTTTGTTGGTAGATTTAATTCAAAAGCTGGAGTTTTATATGGAGAAGTAAATAAATATGTAAAACCTAATTCTTTAATTGGTATGGATGGAACTATAAAAGAATTAACAAAATTAGTTCAACCTATAAAAGGAGCTGAACAAACAAGTGCAAAGTTTACAAATTCTTTTCTTAACGAAGTTTTAGAAGGTTTACAAAAAGATGTAGCAAAAAATAATGGAAGTTTACCTTATGAAGCAGTTTCAGCTTTAAGAAGCAAAATAGGAAGAAAATTATCAAGTTTTGAATTAATACCTGATGTTGACAAGGCTCAATTAAAATTAGTTTATGGTGCTTTGTCAAAAGATTTACAAAAAGGTATTTTAAAAAATGGAGGCAAAAAAGGAGAAAGAGCATTTAAAAGAGCTAATACTTTTTACAAATCAGGACTAACAAGAATAGAAAATTTTTTAGAACCAATTTACAAAGTTGCAGATCCAGACAAGATAACTTCTTTATTAATGAATAGTGCAAAAGAAGGTTCAACAAGAGTAAATGCAATTAAAAAATCATTAACACCAGAACAATATAAAATATTTCTTTCTTCAGTAATTGAAAGAATGGGAAGAATACAACCATCACAAGGTTTAGCAGAAGGTTCTGATGAAATATTAGAAGCTACAGGTAGATTTTCTTCTGAAACTTTTTTAACTAATTGGAACAAACTTGATAAAACAACAAAAAATATATTATTTTCAGGCAAAGGTTTTACAGGTATGGGTAATGATCTTGATAAAGTTGCAAAAATTGCATCTACAATAAGAGAAAGTGGTAAAACATTTAGAAACCCATCAGGAACTGCTGACAGATTAGTTGGACAAGGTATTATATTTGGTTCTGTAACAGGAAGCACACTTACAGGTAATCCATCATTTCTTTTAAGTTTACCAGTAACAATTTTTGGTGCTAATCAATCTGCAAAATTAATGACCAATCCTAAATTTGTTAAATGGATGGCACAAGGAACTGATATTGCTTCTAATGAAGGAGTTGAAGGAGTTGTAAAACACATTAGTAAATTAGGTATAATTATGGCTAATTCAGATTCAGAATCAAGACAAGCTATAAACGAATATCTATCTATGATTTTAGATGCAGAAAAAAATAAAAAGAAAAATTAATCATGGACAACTTGCCTCAAGAAAACGAAAAGAAAATAATTAAACTTGAAGGTGAGCTAAAACTAATCCACCACAAAATTGATGTAATTAGGGATAACCATTTGCACCATTTAAACTTA